CTTTAGCGTTTTTATCCCTAGCACCGCCAGCCCATCGCCCAGCGTTGAAATAAAGTTTCTTTAGTGCGTCTAGCTGATCTTGGCGACGTTTGCGTTCGGATAAATCTTCTTTTTCTTCTTCGGCCTCTATGCGTAACGCGTGTTCGCGCATCTTTTTAGCCAATAGCTCTATGTCCATAACTACCCCTAGTTCCGGAAGTGAAGCGGTTTGCTCCTAACTTTTCCTCCGTCATTCGTGAGTATAAACCAAATCCCCTGGGGAACGTCAAGTATCGGCGTGTCATAACCGGTATACCGACTGAGCTTATGGCCGCGCTCTCGTGCAAGCTTGGCGACTTTAGGATCTGACTCCATCGCAAAGTTGTAAGCCTGGCAGACCAAAATCAGGTTTGCAGCTTGGTCTTGGGCTTTGCTACCGCCAATTCCGCGATTCGCTCTATGGTGTAAAACTAAGCCGTCCTGAGTGCCACAATGCCAGCAAGCGGTATCGCGGGCAAAGATTTTCTGGCGGAGGTTCACGCCTAGATTCTAGTTTCTACGCCTATAAGTTTTGCTTGGGTTGCAACGGCCATAATCGAGGTTTCTAGGCTCTTTATTTTCATCCGGATACGATTAGCCTCGGCCTTGCGTAAATCCCTCTGTAATCGGCTCTCAGCGGCTTCTAGACGTGATAGGGCCGTGCGGTCGGCAACGGTTCCCTGGGCCTTGATAAAAGCCTTTTGCTCGATTAGGTCTAAGTCGTGTTCTGCCTCCGCTAAAGCGACTTCGGCAGCGTATAGAGCCTCTACGCCTTTTCTATTTTCGGCGGTTAGGCTTGCGAGTTCCTGGATTAGTTCCGATGGCAGCATATAAGTCCAATACGTGAACGATTAGTTCGGCCTGAAATAAGTCATAAGTCGCCTTATTACCCATCACTCTTGCTTCGATTGCGGCTTCTTCCAGTTCCTTTATCTTCGCTAGGAGAATCGAGTGCCGCGGCGCGTTGCTGTATGACTTGGAGAATTGACTCCGGCGCTCCGGCTGCTTTGGCGTTGGCATAGATCCTTCTTAGTTCTTCTATGTCGCTAATACTATCCGCCTGAGCTAACCACGGTGATACTGGGCCTTTATTGACCTTTGCCATCTCCTCACGACTTGGGCCGTTTCCAATTCCTGCTATACGGAGGCATCTACCGGCAGCAGAAGTTTCCGCATTTTCCAAAGCGCTAGTTAGGTTTGCGCCTTGTCCTCCGTCGATTTCGAACGCGTGACCAGTTGCTTTAGCCAAGCCGTTAGCCTGGTCGCCAGCCGTGAGATAAAGCGTTGCTTTGACAACCCAGGTTGCAAAAGCTCTATCAGCGGCAGTTGTAAGGTTTTCGGTAATGATTCGCGCATCGGGATACTCCTTGTGCAGTATGTTTAGTCGGCTTTGAACGTCTTGGTAATTACTTAAATCAAATCTAGGCATCTTCGTCCTCCTCGTGTTCTACGAACTCCCAGCCGTGCATCATATAGAACGCATTGTCTAGTCCGTGTATGTAAATGCGGTCTAATTCTTTTTTGTCATTCAAGACAATTCCTGAGCATTGTCCAGTAACCATAGTGGCGTTCTCAGGGTTGCCCTTGATTATGGTGATTACGTCACCTAGAAAAACGTTCATTATTTCCTTTTCTTCACGACTAGATACGGAGTTCCCTCACCGCGTGATTGTCTTTGAGCAACTATAAACTTTTTGCCTTCGTGTTCAAAGTAGGCAGTCTTAGCTTTTCCCATAATGCTTAGAATCTTTGATTTTTCTTTGTTCAATTCCGCTTTAGCATCGTCGTAATTGTGCTGAGCTAGAAGAAGTAAATGTCCGCCGTCTATGTAAACTTCTTCGTCCTCGATTTCCAAGTTCTCGGCGCGGATGGCGTTGTAGGTCGATTCTGAACCATCCCAGCTAGGTCGCTCGCCGGTCTGTAGTGCGTTCCAAAACTTTTCGGCGGCTTTACGTTGCTGGTCAATCTGGAAGTCGTCGCGAGGTATCTCGACCTCGAACCAGTCCATTCCGACTAGCCCAATCAAGATTCCACGCTGTAGATCCATTACGTCTAGGTAGTGCTGAACCTGGGCTTCGTATTGCGGTGGAAGTTGCTCCCAGTAGTTGCGTGAAGTCTTTACCTCGATAATCACCCACTCGTCCGTTTCTGGATTGTGTGCAAGGGCATCGGGATTCGCGTGTAGGTAGGGAACTTCCGGATGCTGATAGGTTCCGGTGTAAAAAAGTTCCCATTCGGGGTTCTGCTCCTGCCATAGAAGCAAGATAGGCTCCTCTAAAACCTGCCCAAGCCTCATCGCGAAGTTCTGCGGAACCTCGTCCGGAATTAGCCCAGACCGCTTCGCCCACAACGCATAACACGAGAGCCACGGATTCAATCCTAGAACCGTGCCTATCTCGCTCCCGCCTATACCGCCTTGGCGAGCCTTGTGCCAGTCCCCAGAGCCATTTTGGAAGGTTCCTAGTAGTTTCGCCCTATTGAAAGTTTTTGTGGCGTGTAATCGCATTTTACGGCCTCTCTTAGTTACGCTTTACTTTATGACCGACTACCGACATTTTGATACGCCATTCATCGAGTTTTTGCGTGTCGTGCATAAAGCCGGTCGAGTGCCTTGTGAGGGTAGGGAAAATCTTTTCTTTCCGGAGGATTATCCAAATCCGAAAATGCGGAAACTTATAGCGATGACTGCTAAAGAACTATGCGATAGTTGCCCGATAAAACGTGAGTGCTTTGAGTATGCCCTTGAATCAAATCAGCGCCACGGTGTCTGGGGAGGAACTACCCCCAACGAGCGTTAGGACTTGTGGCTAATTACCGAAGTCAGGATTGAGAGCAGTCCAGCGCCAAGGCTTACCGATGCCAGGCTTACCCAGTCAATCGTAAACAGGCCGATAGAGCCAGAACCTAGAAACGCTAGTGCTGCCTGAGCAACTGTCTTTACCGAACGTTCTCCGGCATAGCTCCAAAACTCGATACTAAAGAACTTCATTATCTTCCTTTTTCCATAACTTTACGTCCTCGTAGGTCGCGAACGCTGTATAGGCAGTTAAGATTATCGAAATTAGGGCAACTCCGCCAATAATTAGCTGTTGCGAAACTCCGGTGTCGCTCATAAACGTAAGCCCGCCGAAAATAATCATTCCGACACTTAGCCCGAAGGATAAATAAATAAGCCTTCTTCTATGCTTCCACGACGGCATCAGACTCGCCCACACTTATCGCAATAGCTAATCTGGTCGTCTATAAACTTCTCAGGATCAAAGACAACACCCGCGAATACTGATTTAGCACTTGGGCCGATTGTGAGATGAAGATGGCTGCCGCGCGATGCACTCCCGCTATTACCAGTTCGCCCGATTGTCTGCCCGATTTCAAGCTTTGCACCGACCTTTAGCGTTGGTTGTTCGTTTAGATGGCAATAGCCGATAAAGACGGTTTTCTTGTTTATCGCATCCCAGCCAGATTGGACTAGAACCCAGCCCAGAACGTCCGACCATTGGACGAGCTTTACGGTTCCCTTAGTCGCGGAAGGGATTGGGGTTCTTGCGCGAGGTGCGTAGTCAAGTCCTCGATGCGCGTTAGGTCTGTTTTCGGTCGCGCCGAAACGTGAAGTTATGGTTTTTTTGTTAAACGGATGCCGCCAGGTCATCGCAATAGTCCGTAAATAGCGGCAATAAGTCCAGCCATTCCAGCGCCGAGGGCAGAGAAAACTAATTTCTCTATCCACTCCATTCGAGCTAGTTTTTGCTCGACTTTATTCATTCGATTAGGCAGGTCTTTTAGGTTTTTTATATCCGCAACTATTTCAATCTGGATAGCTTGAAGCTCTAAAAGTTTTTCGTAAATGTCTTTTTGCGTAATGCGAACGCTTGAAGTTTCATCTGCCATAGTTCGATTTTATCTTAGAAGCGTATAGTTCCGGTTCCCGCGGTAAAGGTATATCTTTTCCAGGTTCCATCATCGGAATAGGTATAGGTCAAACCCGAGCCTATGGATTGGATAATCCTTGCGCGAGAAGGATAGCGAAGAACTACTATGCCAGAACCCCCCGCTGCACCATTTCCGCTAATAGTTTCTAAATTGTCGAACATTTGAAAAAATCCTCCGCCACCACCCCCACCAGTATTGACGGTTCCTGCAACGGCTTCAAGTATTGATCCGCCTATAGAAAAATTGCTTTTTGCACCAGCGCCACCACCACCAGTTCCACCCCCGCCTCTAGTTTGATCGCCACCAACAGCACCCCCGCCCCCACCTGCGCGAGTTACAGAAGTTCCAGTAATCGAAGAAGCCACACCATCGCCGCCTTCTGCTTGGCCGTCATTATTACCTAATTCACCAGCACCTCCACCTCCGCCCGCGCGAAAAGTAGCAGGGTAATTAGCGCCAACGCCGCCGCCAGATCCACCGTTGTAACCTTGATTGGCTTCACCGGTGCCGGCCGAGCTATCGATTGAAGCGGCACCGCCTCCAGATCCGCCATTACCTCCATTTATTGAATCTCTACGTCCGCCCTTTCCGCCTCCTACAGCCGTTACTTCGCCAAAGACTGAATTATTACCATTTGTATTTATTGCGCCACCTGCGCCAATAGTTAAAGTTATAGATTCGCCGCCGAAGTATGTTATGCGGCTTACAGCACTTCCTCCACCGCCAGAAGATTCCCCTGGAACCGAGCAGATATATCCACCCGCACCTCCACCTCCACCATCTGCTCCTCCAGGAGAACTATAGGTGCGATATCCACCGCCCCCGCCGCCAGCGATAACTAAATAATCAACCCTAAAGGGTTGATTATCTTGCATAACATAAATAGGAATCACGCTGAGACGTTGCCTATAACTCGATATTCATTAGATGCGGTTTTGATTACTGAAGCCGGAGAATAAGCAGTATGAATATAAAACTGAACTCCGGTTCCAGCAGTTCCGCTACCAGCCCAAGAACTTACTCCTGTTCCCGCTGATATATAGACGGTTCCGGAGGTATTGCGAAGAATGTCGATGCGATCTCCTACGGCACTAAGGACATCGGGAACGGTCAAGGTTGCGCCACTAGTAAAATTGAGAATTGTATTAGCATCCCCAGCTACGGCAGTATATGAAGCCGACTTACCTGTAATTGTCGTTTCAATAAAAGCAGCCTTTACATCACCAAAAGCTGCCGCGGCAGTTCCACCAGATATGTAAGCCTGGCCGATAGTTCCGCCTTCAATGGGAACGATTAAATCCGTCCACGCGCTGCCTGAATAATACTGATACTTATTGCCGTCCTCTAACCAACTCAGCATCCCTTCGGTTGCTACTGGAATAGCGGTAGCACGAACCGCGGAAGAAGGAAAAACCATAACGGTTTGATCCTGTAGATAATTCTGGACATTCGAGGCTGTAATAATCTCGTTAGGTGTCCAAGTTCTGTAACCGCTCATTATTTCCTAAAGGGTAATCTGGACTAAATCCCAGGTTTGGTTTTCTTCATTCCACGTATAGATATTCTCGGCATCGCCAGGGTAAGGAATTGGAGCTTCCCATAGGCAAGTTTCTTCATTTACAACCCAGCTTGGGTATGGCTTTGGCGGAATAAATGCATCGCGGGCATCGTCGTAGGTGTATCCGATACCAGCGTAGTTCTTGCGGATGTTGCCGTTGTAAGAAGTGCGAACGCAACGCTGACCTCTGAACTCGCCATACCAGACCTCGGGATGCTTGCCCTCGATAAGTTCGGTTTCGTCAATACCAACGATTACTTCGGTAACGATGTTATTTTCATCTAAAAACGCGTAGTGTGCCATTTTGTCCTCTTGTCTATTCTAACTAAAACTTATGGTTCCAGTTCCAGCGGTAAAGGTTGTTATTTTGAATCCTCCGCTAGTGCTAGTGCTAAAGGTTAGTCCAGAACCTCCGCCGATTGTTAGCGTGCTTGGGTATTTGATTATTACTACACCAGAACCACCAGAGCCAGAGGTATAAGTCGTGTTATCCGCTGAGCTTCCCCCGCCGCCTCCTGTATTCGCCGTTCCCGAACCGGCATTATTTACACCGTTATCGCCACCTTTTCCTCCGCCGCCTGAGCCTCCCGCACCCCCGACGAACGAACCAGTAGCCGACCCTGTTCCGCCACCGCCACCGCGAGTTACTGAAGATCCAGTAATTGAACTAGCAATACCATTTCCACCTCTAGCACCATTTTCTACGGTTGCGCCGACTGTCTGACCAGCTTCACCAGCGCCGCCACCACCTGCACCAATTCTTCCGCCCGCTGTTCCACCATTAAATCCTTGATTAGCTGTAGCCGTTCCACCTGTTCCGGCGCTTCCCGCGCCACCTCCGCCCGAACCCCCATTGGAGCCAGCGCCAGAGTTTGCATTACCGCCCTTACCACCAGCACCGGAAGTAATGGTTGAAAATACGGAGTTATTACCATTAGCACCAGCAGCTCCACCCGCTCCAATAGTTACGGTGTAGTTAGTAGAAGTTAATAAAGCTAATGGAGTTTCAGCGGTTGAATTACCGCCAGAACTTTCGCCGCTTATCGAACAGCGATATCCGCCAGCTCCACCACCCCCCCCTGTGTTGTTAGCATCTGTCGGAGAGCCTCCACCTCCACCACCCGCAATAACTAAGAAATTGACTTGGAAGGTAGAGAAATAAATGTTTCCAGTTCCCGCGGTAAATGTAGTAACGCTAAATCCACCAGAAGTAGAGGTAGTTCCTGTTAGTCCTGAGCCAATGTTTATGTAGTAGGTTTCTGGGTATTTTAGAATAACAATTCCAGAACCGCCGTTACCACCAGCGCTATATGCGGTTTGATAAGCTCCACCTCCACCGCCTCCGCCTGTATTTGCACTACCATTAGCTCCAGCATTATTGCCGCCGCCAGCACCGGCATTTCCGCCGCCACCAGTTCCACCATTTCCAGCCGTTCCGCCTTGAAAAGTTGAACCGCCTCCGCCCCCACCGCGAGTAACCGCGCTTCCAGTTATTGAAGATGAAATGCCATTACCGCCATTACCTCCAGCAGTTGTAGCACCATTATTACCATTACCATTAGAACCACCACCGCCACCAGCGCCATAATTCGGAGAACCAGAAGAATTATTAGAGCCACCAGCGTAACCTTGATTAGCAGTTCCAGAGCCACCAGCATAGAAAGTAGAGGAGCCACCACGACCTCCACCGCCAGAACCACCATTTCCGCCATCTCCAAAATTGTTTTGAGCTGTTCCACCACGACCACCCCCGGTAGATGTAATGGTGCTAAAAATTGAATTAGAGCCTTGTGTTGGAGGAGTAGTAAGAGGATTTGATCCAGTATCTCCAGCTCCACCTCCACCAACCGTAACGGTATAACTGGTTCCAATAACAAGATTTAATGTTGATTCGGCACTAGCACCACCGCCAGAAGATTCACCACTAACAGAACAGCGATAACCACCTGCTCCACCGCCTCCGCCAAGCGATCCACCGCCACCGCCACCAGCGAGAACTAGATAATTAACTGTTAGTGGCGCGGCAGATTCATAAAACTTTTTCCAAGAACCGCTTATCTTTGAATAGCCTTCAGCTACTTCTTTCCAAGATCCGCCAACGCGAGCATAGACGGCATCTATCTCATACCAAGTAGCGCTTACTTTGCCGTGTGCAGTCACGAACTCCCCTTATGGTGTGTAAACCAGCCAAACGTCGCCGTCTTGTCCGTTTGCCGTTCCTGGCGTTGCTGTAGATAAAGTTATGTTTCTTACAACCGCGGAACCAGCTGTAGCAGTTGATACGGCGGCGTTAGATGTTCCTAATTTTCCGCCTAGCTGAGTTTGAATAGCCGAGGTTACGCCTGAAAGATAACCAAGTTCCGTAGAAGTTACGGAAGATGAAACTATGTTTAAGCTTGCGTCGGTTGCTAATGCGCGAGATGCGGTAAAACCTGTATCGCGTAGATTGCCACCTACAACTAAATCGCCTGTAACCGTTCCCGCTGCTAGAACGGCCGTGCCTGTAAAAGTAGGCGATGCAAAGATAGCGGCCGTATTTACGTTTAGCGTTACGTCACCAGAAGCTCCACCGCCAGTTAGTCCAGTTCCCGCGGTAACGGCTGTAATGTCGCCAGGGTTTGAAACGGCAACCCAAGCCGAACCAGAATAGTATTCAAGGGAATTAGTGTCGTTTAGGTAGCTAATCATTCCTTCGGTTACGGCAGTTCCTAGAGCCGAACCGCGAGCGCCGCTAGATGCGTAAACCTGCACTACTTGATCTTGGACGTAGCTTTGGAAGTCCGTAGCCTGGACTACTTCAGCTATTCCCCATTCTTTCCAGCCTGACACGATTCTCCTAATACGCTAACGCGTTACCTAGTCTACCGAATACATAATCCGAGAGCCGCCAGAAGTTGCCTTCTGTAGAGGCGAGTCCTAGCGTAACCCTATGGGAAGTTTCATTTACGTTCTGTGAGATTCTTATTACCTCCGCAAACCTATCTATCTGAGGAGGAACGTTATTCGGCGTAAACTTCACTTGAACTACCGAACCTAATTCTAAGTTTAGAACCTGGTTTTGCGTTGCTTCGTCAAGGTCGATTAGCTCGACTTCTAGCGATTCAAAACGGTATTCGGGATCTTTATAAAGCGATAGAAGGTAGGTCGCTAGGTTATCGCCCGAAGTGTCATTATCAAGCGGTAGCCCTGACCTGGTTAGGTTCTGGATTCCGTATTGCTCCTGGCTTGCCGTATCGTTTTTAGTGGCGGTTCCGCCATTTAGCCTTGCTACCTCGATTTGGTTGTAAAGCAATTCAGAGCCGTAGACAACCTGTAGATTCTGGTAGGCGATGCCTGTTCCGTCGTCGGCAAAGACTACGGCCGTTCCTGGGCTTGAACCATAGCGGTCTAAGAACTTTACTTCGCCAATCTTTGAGACGAATAGCGAGCCTGGTTCTGATTCGGCTACGGTCTGTAGATAGCTAAGGGCATTAGTTCCATCGGGGATTACGTCCGCCTGTAGGGATTGTTGCCCTTCTTCTATGTCCACGCGAGTATTTGGCCACTCTACGCCAGCATTGGCTAGAACGGCCTCGATGCGGTCGCCTGTAGTCTGAGCGGTTGCCGTGCCTCCGCTTAGTGACTGATTAGCAAACTGAG